ATGAATTTTGAATTAATAAATTATATTTTGGCGCACAGCGAACCCGAGGGCGACTATCTCTACCGCCTCTACCGCGCCACCAACATCCACACCATCCACGGTAGAATGGCCAGCGGACACCTGCAGGGCCGGCTGCTCAAGATGCTCGTCATGCTGCAACGGCCGCGCTATATCCTGGAGGTGGGCACTTTCTCGGGCTACTCGGCCATCTGCATGGCCGAGGGATTGCAGGAAATTGACCGGGAGAACCGGCCTTTCCAAATTCAACAAAACCATTCAAATTCTGCAACATCGCCTGGGATTGCCGACTCCTCCCCCACTGCAAACGGCACGGAAGAGGGCCCCAAGCTGTTCACTTTCGAGATTAACGACGAGATGGAAGACTTCACGCGGCCGTGGATCGAGGGTTCGTCCGTGGCCCGCTTCATCGACTTCCGCATTGGCGATGCCTGCACCGAAGCCCCAAAACTGGGTGTAAAGTTCGACATGGCCTTTGTCGACGGTGACAAACGCCACTATGTGGAGACCTACGAAGCCCTGTTGCCACTGATGAATCGCGGTAGCCTCATTCTGGCCGACAACACGCTTTGGGACGGCCACGTGGTGGATTCGGCCTACAACCACGACCCGCAGACGCAGGGCATACGCCGATTCAACGACCACATTGCCCGTGACTCCCGCGTGCAGCAAGTCATCCTGCCCCTACGCGACGGCCTTACCCTTATCCGAAAGAAGTAGCCAACGAAACGGAATGGAATACATTCCACTTCATTTCATTCATCCATGCAGGATATAATAAAACGCTTCGCCCACATCCTTTCCAAATTGGAAGATGACAAAACAGGCAGCAGACGCCAAACCAATCTTCATAAAAACATGCTGTTCGGCCGTTTTTAGAATGTACGTCCACCATTTACGAAGTTCTCTTTCCATATCAGAATGTGAAATATTCTCTAATTATCTGATTATCAGTAAGTTATGGCCTTAATGAAAATATGTTATTAAACACCGTTATTATTTGCCTACAGCAAAGTTAATAGTTTTCCTGTAAACCTGCAAAATATCCTGTGTATATTTAATTCTTTTTAAGAAAAATACAAATGGGTTAACTTCCCATAAATAGAAGCTAACCCATCATCATATAACAGAAAACAAATCATTCAAAATCGTTCGTTCCAAGCCTTTGTTTCCATTCACCAAATATCTTTATCGTTTTATTGGCTTAAAGCCCTTAAATCGCTTTAAAATGCCCTTAAATCGAATTTCGTCGGCAGTGTCACAGTGGTAAATAAAGTTTGAAAATCCAAAATCCCACAAAGAAAGGTGGGGTGGGGTTTTGGTGGGGGTGGTCTCAAAAAATGACCCCATACCCCCTTCTTTAACAAATTATTTGATGTATATCTACAACCATAAATTATTTGATTTCAATTTCAATGTCCTTTTTGTCTTTCAGCAGTTCCATCAGCTTGTTCAGTTTCTCCTCACTTCTGAAAACACCACCCTTAAATGTGTTCATCCCTACCAAGATACATCCATCAGTATCAGTCGGAAAGTTGCCTTGATGAATCCTTATCCCACTGAATCCCTTTACATTTGTCAACAAAGGCAATACCCTCTTGAATTTTGGACTGTAGGTCAATTCGATTTTATAAGTTCCAACAGGGATGGCAGTTTTTCCAAATATCTTGTGTGCCTTAACATACAGTACATTGTCAGTGTCTTTCAATCCCCTGTCAGTATCTTCCAAGGTATTGCAAACAAAGTTTGAATCAACATACAAACATCCGATTGTATAATCTTTTTTTTTAGCTATTCTTTTCAATATGATTTTTGTCATTGTCCAATAGTTCTTTTAACAAAATTATCAAATCATTCTTGGCGGAACTCCTGAAACTTCCCAATTGGTTTCTAAAGTATATGCTTACTCCAAAGATGCTTCCCCCCGCAACGAATGCCTAAGCTATATATAGTAATACTCCATTGGCAATATTAAGGGTAAGAAAGAAACTTACAAATGCGATTAATATGCCACTCACAATCAGTGTAATGGCACTTACATACTATGCTTGGTCCTTAAAACCAAGCTCCTTCCATTTTTCTTTCATTATTTTTATTATTACATCAGTTCTTTTAATTCTCTAACAGCAGTGTTCGGTGACTTTGTTTTGTCTATTATAACCCAACTGAACAATTCAATGTTTGAGCTTGTTCCGTCAAATGGTGCTGACAGCAGTGTCATACTTTCTATTTTCTGTTGGTTCATATTAAGTGATGTCCAATATGGTCTAAGGGTATTGCCGCCAAAAGACAATTCCAAATCATAGATTGCACCGCCACCGTCACATTGCACATATACATTTGAACTGAAGAAATAGCTGTTGGTTGTCGTTCCAATATACTTTGCCCAAGCATTGTTTATTATTCTTATAGTTTTTCCCCTATAAATTTCATTGTTGGCATTGGGCAGGTTGACATAAGTCGGCCTTGCAACACGGTATGGCATACCATCATAAAAAGTGGTTGAAGTTCCAAAGTCACCGCTGATTAACAGCACGTCAGCCGTTGAACTTGACCTGTTGATATTGGTAAGGTTGTTGTTGCTTGAAACATTTTCTGAATCGGCAGTTATAATATCAATGTTATGATAGAAATTCTTTGATTTGATTGTACCGCTTACAACCATATTGCCGCCACTGTCAACTCCTATTGATTGTGACCCGTCGCTGTTTTTCACAATGAATTTGTCGGCAGTGGTCTCAATTTTCCCGTTGGAAATGTCTATGCCCGTTTTTACATTCAGGTCATTGTACACTTCTGCTTTGATGTTGTTGGCAGTTTGTGATATTTTGCTTATTGTCTTCTCTGAAAATTTCTGACAATATGTTACTCTTCCCCCAATTTCGAGTTTCACACCTGCGACATAAGCCTCTTGATTTGCATTCAATCTGCAAACAATCAATTTCTTGCCATTGCCATTGTTGGGCAATGAAGACCAAGTAATCTGATAATATTTCCAATCCGAAGTGAGGCTTGTTGTACTTGAACCGTCCATCGACGAAGTTGGGCTTACCATAGAATAATAGTGGCTTCCATCAGCATTTATTATTCCCTGCACTGCTTCGGGATAAAGAAAACTTGTCATTTCAGTTCCTTTTGCATAGAATGACAATGTGTAGGTATTTTTATCGTTGATATTGATGTCGTTTGGAAGTTTAATGACATCTGCATAGGATGTGCCATTGTTCTTGCTATGAATACAGTCATAGGTTGTGCTGTCATCCAAAACACATCCATTCTTTATCAGTTCAACAGTGCAACTTGAACTGCCACTTGCTTTCAATTCCGCCAAATCATCAGGTAAAAGGTTGTTGTTGATTGTAAGTTCACCTTCTGCCAAAGTCCAAGGTGTTGCAACGCTTCCTTTTTCCAATTGACACCAATTTACAATCATAAAATGCTTGTTGTCAGTAATTCTTTTTTTGTCCTTCTAAAGGTAGAAATTGATGTGTAGCTTGCCACTGTATTTTGCGGTGAACGTGATCGATTTGGTCGTTGGCGTTGCAGAATCAATGGTTAATGATTCCAATTGGGTTGTCCCGTTGCTTGAATGAAGATAAACGTTAAGCACACCACCACTGTCAAGCAATGCTTGTTGACACATCCCATTGACGCTGAAGGTATATGTTGTGTCTTTCACAATGTCAACCACAAAAGGTTTTGCGCCATATACCTTTGACACCATCCTTAGATAACTTCCACTTATAAGGTTTCTTCTTTCAGTCGATGTGTTGTCAACAACTGTCTTGACACTGCCAACCGTTGATTCAATTTCGTTTGCCTTTTGGGTTAAAGTTGAGTAATTGTTTGTTATTGTTCTTGCATTATTCTCTATTTTTGTTTCATTGGCCGTCACCCTGCTTTTGATGCTTGCCACTTCTGTATCGGTTGCCTATTTGATTTCAAATGCAGCGGATGGCAAAAATATGATTGATGTCAGCCTTACGTCCAACACTGTTGTTCCATTTACCAACTCGATGACAAAGTATGTTGGTTTTGTTGACAGACTAAAATAATTGGTCATAAAGGTAGCATTGGTGTATGTTGGATATAATGTGTTAATGGATAAATTGGTGCTGTTTGTACTTGTGGATGGTCTGAATCTTATGAAATGTGTGCTGTCAGAATTTATATTGGTAATGGTGTTCCCTACTGTATGTTTGATACTGTATTTAAAGGCCACGCCCAAATTGCCATTCTTGTCAACAACAGCAGTTTCAGACAGTGGAAATAGCTTAAACATTTCTGCATCAGTACCTTTATCTCCTTTACCGCCTTTGTCTCCTTTATCTCCTTTATCTCCCTTTAAATCCTAATCATTGGGAATGTAAGCTGTGTTTACCTTCCCATATTCCACCTTCACTTTCCTGAATCTGAATTTGCAAGTGCAATTGTCAAACCTAAATTGAAATGGGAAGACATTGCTTTCCACAATTGGTTTTAATGTAAAGGAACAATAATAAACACCATTTGCCTTGTCAATGTTATTGTGCGTGGTGTTGAATGACCAATCACTAATGTTTCCATTTTTATGGCCTTGTACAACACATCTCGGTGTATCAGTTGTTGATCCAACAAAATCTTTTATTTCAACTTCAATGCTGAAAGTAATATCTTGGGTGGTTGGAATCCTATCGGTCAAACTATAAGAATAAACAAAGACTTTATTATTTCCTGTAAGTGCGCTTACTTCTACCCAATCTGTCCAATTGCTTGTGGTTTTTAAAGCCAAATTTGCATTGACAGAATTGCCATCTTTGCCATTCTCCAAAGTTGATATTGTAATTTGTCCCCTTGCTATGTTATTTGCCATAATCAAATTATTTAAAAGGAGTAGGATTCATTTCCTACTCCAATGTTATTATTTACTCAAAGTCACTATGAATGTGGCACTTACTGATATTTCTGATTTTGTGACCGTTATGCTTCGGCCTGTCTTTGATCCGCCTGTTCCCCAACTTGTATCTAAAACACCTGTTTTATTATATTTCTGCCAAGTGCAAGTTAGTCCTGTAAAGAATGAATCTCCCAACATCGCACCATTCTGCCATACATTGACGGTCAATGTTGTTGATGTGTTTCCATTCGTTAAAACATTTCCTGACGGTGATACAATTTCAACGGAATATGGATCAGACATATCAGCAAATGATATAATGTCTGAAACGGATGTGTTTTTTGTCCCACTCGCGGGATCTGTGTCAGTTATTATACATTTGTATGTTGCATAATTCAGCACTGCCGCTGAAGGTATGGTGATTTCATTGGTGTTAAAATTGGTGATACCGTTTGCATTGGCCGTTGTAATGTCTTTCCAAGTGCCGTCAAGAACTTGCCATTTGTAGCTCACATTGCTATTGTCAATATTTGATCCCCTCCACATATCGCAATGTGCTTTCAATACAGTGGTGTTGCCATTCTTAAAAACCGTTCCGTTTGGTGCAAAGGCTATGGCCCTAATCTGTTGGCCTGTATTTGTTACTTTGGTGATTGTATAAGTAGCCTTTGCAGTAGTCTCCGCACCTGTTTCAGGGTCTACATAAATAACGGTGCAAGTTATGGTAAGTGTCGGTACACTTGAAAGGTTGTTCTTGATTGTAAGTGCATAAGGCGAACTTGTTGCAGCGGTAGCCCCATAATTGGATATTGTTGCAGTACCGTTAATGGTCCAATTTGGCACACCTTTAATTCTCCAAATCTGATTGTTTGCTGTGCCGCTGACATATAATTCAGGTTTAATCACCAAATTTGACGAAGCATAGTTTGGCACATAAGAACTGTTTTCCTGATTGAAAATCTGCGTTGCTGCGTGGTTGCTTGATAAGAAAAGATTGATTGACTTGCCGTCATTCAAATCAACGATTGTGATTTGTCCTCTTGCGATATTAGCCATAATTTAATTTTTTAATTTCTTTATAAATAATTTTTAATGCTGTCAATGTCTATTATACAGTCAAAGGTGCATCTTCTGACAACATCCTCGTCTTTTAAATGTATTGTCTTGCCAATGCCTTCCTTTGTCTTGTTCCAAGATGCGTCAGCATCTGTGTTTGAACTTGTCCTAACCCAACTGAACAAGGACGGTGGAATATTGTCCGTTATGTTTTTCAATCCGCACCATACTTCAGCATACAAGTCCACTTCCCTGTCGTTTACAAGTGTCAGGTTTCCATCAAGAGAAAACACTCTTACATCTATATTGTTTTCTCCCTGATAGGCGTTGTCCTTGATGAAGTCTTCAATTGTCTGTCCGTCTGACACCTTGAAGTCACCTATGAAACTATTGAATTCAGCACTGATTACATTTCCCCTGTGTGTCTCCAATTTGTAGTCATTGATGCCTTTGTATTGCACTATTGACGGTGCCTTCAAAGCAGCATCCAAGAATTTGCTGTTGTATGCCGACAAAATGATTGCATTTTGTCTTGTTGGATCATTTCTGTTGCCAAGTTGTACTATCTTGTCACCGACAGATGGGTTTGCTGTAGATGCCTTGTCCTTGTCTGAATCAGAAAGAACCACATAGTTGTACAACACGCCATCCATTGTTTCAGTTCCGATTGCAGTGCATAGCCTCCAATAAAAAGTATTGGAGACATTGTTTGACGTTCCGACACTTGCATTAAAGGTTTGGCATACAATCTGATCATTCACTTCAAATTGATTGTATATTTTCTTTTCACCGTCAGTAGCCTTCCAATAACACTTGAAACCGCCGTTTACTGTTATGGTCTTATTCAAAGTTGCATTGGCAGGGGTAAGTATTATTTGACCGCCCACTGATTTTATTTCATCAATCACAAGACTGAAAAAATGTGCTGCCTTGGTAACTGTAAGCGTTTCAACTGATATGTTGTTGCTTGTCAAATCCTTTAACGTGGCATTGTCATAAGTCAGTTTTGTTCCTGACAATTCCTTTATGATACCTTTTAAATAATTCAGCTGTTCACCACTTAGATTTGTGATTGTGCCGTTGGTTGAAACAATGTCGGTTGTTTCAATGCTTGAAGATTTGATGTTTCCGTCAACGGTTGCATTTGATTTTACATTTATGTCACCATTTATTTCAGCACTTGACGCTTTGATACTTCCTTTAACAGTTGCATTTGACTTTATCGTTATGTCACCACCCACATCGACATCATTTGAAGTGTGCAAGTTATCAGCATTGATTGTTATGTCCTCATAGGTCTTGTTTTCATCCTCGCTTGTTTCAGCGTTTATTTCTGTAACTTGACCTACAACACCCTTAATATCTTGTGTACCATCAAATGGATTTCCATAAATGGTGTGTGTCTCTGCCAATTTCCCTGCCTTGCCACTTGATGATGAATCAACGCCACTTCCAATAACAGCATCATTCACAACACTTACCACACTGCTTCTTTGTACTTGTTCTGCTGTCTTTTTTGAATTGTACTTGTTAAACTTCATAATCAATGTTTTTCTATTAAGGTAAGTGTCTGTTTGTTGCGTTTGTAATCTTTTGAAACGGTGTCAACAATGAAAGTCTTTGGTTCATTTTGAAGACCGTCTATTATTTTATTCTGCAATGTTGTGTATATATAAATATCATTGCGAAGTGATAAGTTCAGTTTGATTGAAGGTTTATGATATTGTTTGTAAATCCTATATACATTCCACCATTCTTGCCTAAGCGTTCCATCACTTTTAACAGTCTTTCCGTCATCATTGTATTCCTCACCGACAACTTCTGCTGACAATGCCTTGTTATAAGTTTTGTCAACGAATTTGTATTTGTCACCTTCCTTTGTTGCAACACAACTGTAATTTGGTTTCTTGTTGTCCCAAGTGTTGATTTTATAACTTATGTCATCCAATTCCTATGTATAATCAGAATCAATGTCCATTGTGTATTTGGTATCAGTGTCTTGATCGTTTGAAAAGGTTGAATCACCAATGAATGCTGTCAGTTTGAAGTTTTTGAGAAAAACCACTGAATGTTTGTAGTACTGCCCCTTTTGTTTATCTGATTTAGTGCTTTTATAAGTAGGGTCAAATGGTTTGTACACGGTCAGTTTTGGTTGTCCGCTTATTGAATGTTCACTTGGTGTTTTGATGACATATCCCTTTTTGTCCGTTCCAATCCTCCAACTTACAGTATTGAGAAAATTATTGTCTTTAAACATTGTTTGGTCAGCCCTTCTTTTGTCATCGTTTTCCTCAAAGGCCATATAAGGCAGCTTGAAGGTTGTGCTTGTTGTCGTCCATTCGTCACCGTTCCAATATTGTCCACCCCATTCCAATTTGCAAAGAAGGTAAGTCTGACCTGCATTTATTGCATATCTGCCCTCGCTTATGTCAACTTCACCTTGTGGTATTGGATATGGGTCATCATTAAAATAGTGGAAATTATAACTGCCGCTTATGATAAGATAGGCATTCTTGCCACCAAACAATGCGCTTGAATCAGACATTGTTGTTTCAAAAAATGGGTATGATTCGATATTGTTATTGGAAAGGGATCCATTGGGATTGAGCAACATTATATATTCTTCAAAATTGAAATTGCTCAATTCATTCACTTGCAGCCAAGTGTCCAAACTTATTCCTTGATGCAGAATGGGGTCAAAATAATTGGCTTTGAATACCCTGTTCAATTCCTTGACTGAAAATCTTGCCAACGTTGCGCCATACATTGATTTTGTGTCTGTAAAATTCAATGAAGACACACTGTTTGTTATGTCATTTCCCGTGCGGTCATACTTGTAGAATTTATAGTTCGGGCTATTATAGTATTTCAATGCAACAAGATTGAATGCGCCATATTTGTGTTTTTGTGGATGCCATATCCTGTCTATCAGCACTTCCATTTTGTCATTGCCGCTTGCAATGACTTCACCATACATTCCGTTTTCTGTGTTTTCAGCACTTTGCAATGTCGGATCGCTGTCCTTGACAATATTGACCGCTTTGTCAAAAGGATCAGGCAACACCTTGTCATAATCATAAAGTTCAGATTTGATTGTCACCTTGTTGTACACGTCACTCAAAGATATTGTGCTGCCGTTTGCTGAATAATCAGTTGACTGTATTGTCTTTGAATTTGACAATGTGACTTTTGAACCTGTCGAATTGCCGTCAACGGCATATTTCCAATATGTGTTGTTGCCACTCTTGATTGCATCATAGTCCAAGAAATAAACGCTGTCTTTTTCTGCAACGGCAGTCAAACCAAGGTATTGGCATATTTCTTCCAATACTTCCTGACAAGTCCAAGCCACGTCATCATCAGTCTCATCTTTTTCTTTCTTGTCAAAGAAATTGCTTTCACTTATGTATATACCTTCCAAGATGCAAGAATCTGATTTGGCGGTCAATTGTGTGTTGTCACTCACATAAAAGTATTTATAGGCATTTGTCTTTGACAAAATTTTATTGATGATATACCAAAAGGATCTTACTTGCTTGTCAGATTGCTTATACTTGTAATACTGCAACGTTGAAAGGGCATCAATACATTCAACCTGTATGTTTTCAATGGATTTTTCAAAACCCATATCATATAGGTTTGGAGTGGCATACCCCGTCCATTCCAAATCATTGCCATTGCCATTGTACAATTCAACCTTTGTTCCTTGTGCCGAAGGGCTGTACAAGTCAAAATTATAGTCAGGCGTTACAATTTCAACCGTTGCAGTCTGATACTTTGCCGACTTGTAAAGTATGCCATCATCAGATGAATCCATTTCAGTGACAAATGGTGTACCGCTTAGGGTTATTTCCTTTGCCTAAGCGGTATTGCCGTTTGTTGTTATCACAACCCTATACAGTTCGTCACTTTTGTTTTCCCTAAAATAACCTTTGTAAATCATCTTGCTTTGCCCATTTTTTTATTGAAATTGTTAAGAACGCCCTGCAATGTGCTGCCTTCAATTTTGAATTTGACTTCTCCGCCATTGTATGTGTTTGCATCCCCATTCAGCATTTTAAACAGTTTCTTTTGTTGGGAACCGTTCAATATCATCTCACCTGCGTTCACTTTCGCTGTAAGGAAATCACCATTGCTACTGCCACCGCCAATAATACCACCTTCAGCATAAGAGCCCACACTCTTCATTGTTGATATTATGGCTGTCAATTGTGCAATGCCCGTTGCGGCAAATGCAAACCAACCAATCGGCCCCAATGCTGCCGCTCTTTCCGATGCGATGGCATAAGAATTGACCATTGTTGCAATTGCCTGTGCCATTGTCCCTGCGACATTCAATTCAGGCATTTCAAAACCATCACCGATACTTGAAAGTGAACTGCCAAACGAACTTAATTCATCGCTTATGCTTGACAACTTGTCTTTAAAGGCTTTATCGTCAAGATTGATTTTTATTGGTTCCAACCCCAACCCTTTTAGTTTTTGGTTGATTTCCTCTATATCAGCAATGGCAGTCGCTTTGTCTATGATTTTTAAGTCATAAAGTTTTTGAATGTCATTGATGGCTGATTCCGCATTCTGACGGCTCTTGTACTTGTCTTGTTGGTCAGAACTAAACTTAAATTCCTTTATGGTGGTGGTGTCCAATATATTGTCAAGTTGCCCTTGCAAATTGCTCTTCTTGATTACAAGTTCTGCCCTTAATTTTATGTTGGAAGTTGAATTTATCTCACTTTCAATCTTGCTTATTTGGTCTCTCAATTCGTTGATTGAACCTACTTCAAACTTGGTTTGGTTGGCAACATCAAATGCTTGCTTGTAGTTCTCTGCCATTTCTTTTGTGGCGGTACCGTTCTTCAAATTCTCCTCATAAATTCTTTTTAATATTTCAGCCCTTTTTTGATAATATTCATTTGTTTCAACCATACCGTCGGCATACTCTTGGTTTAGTTTGTTCATTGATTCATTTGAATCAATCAATATCTTGTCGGCCTTTATCTGTTGTTCCTTTGACTTGTAAGAATTTGCCTCTTGCCTTGACAACCTGCCTTCATTTGCCTTTACTTCATAATATTGCCTTTCAGCGGCCAATATTGCTTCTTGCCTTTCTTGTGCCGTGTACAATCCTGCATTGTATTTGTTTTGAATTTGAATCAAACCCTGTTTGTATTGCTTTTCAGCTTTGTTCAATCTGTCGGCACTTGTTTCAGACTTGATTTTTGATTTGCCGCCCTTAATTGTTTTTTTATTCTTTGTGGCAATTGTTCTGACAGGTTTGTCTTTAGTGGGGTTGTCAGTTTTCTTTGTGCTTGCCTTGGTGTCTTCCTTTCCAAATTTTCTTAACCAATCAACCGCTGTTTTTACTTTGTCAATCAAATTTTCAACCCATTTAATGACAGTCTTGATGCTTTTAACCACTGTTTGAAATGCAGTCGTTTGGCTCATCTTGTTGTACCAATTTTTAATTGTCGGAATCATCGCACCTGCAATTGTATCGACTCCAATAGTGATAAACCTTGTTAGCAATTCAAGTGCACCTACAACAATCTTGATTATAAATGCAATTGAAGCAATGGCTTTTTTTAATATAGTAATTGTACCCCCAACAACAAGCATAACAGCTTGGTTGTTTTTCAATGCCTCAATTAAGTGATAAATCGGATCCAATATGTCTGTCACCGCCTTGACACACTCCTTCCACAAAGGCAAAAATGATTCACCAATTATTGAAGTGATATTTGTCCAAGAATTGGACAATTCCGCTTCAGCTGTGCCCAAGCTGTTGTTTGCAATGTTTGATTGTTTTAGCGCGTTGGAATTGTCAAATATCTTTTTTGTGTTTTCATCAATTGCAGCTGACATACTTGCAACATACCTTGCAACGTTGATGGTCTTGGCACCAAAAACATCAGAAACATCCTTGCCTTCATCCATTTTGGATTTAAGGTTATTCAGTGCTTCTGAAGCACCGACAATTGATGGTTTCAACTTATCACTTCCTTTTGCTTCCAACAAGGAAAGCACTTGCAGGTATTTCTGTGCAGCCGTTTCTGAACTACCATATTTTGGTGTCAAGGTTTCAATTGCAGCCGCCAACTATTCAAATAACACTTTTGATTCAGCCGCCCTACCCGCATTGTTTATCATTGCATCCGCAAACTCATTATAAGACACCATTCCATTTGCGTGCGCGTTGGATATTGCATTAATTATGTTTGGAATGTCAGATGTACCCTTGTCAAATGCAGTGACCATCAACCTTACTTTCTGACCAACGTTTGAAGCATCTTCACCGACATATTCCATCATAGTGCCGAGTGAATCCAATTGCCTAACATATTCGGCAACGCCACTTGCTTTCAAATCCTCATTGTTGGCCCTTGCCATCTGAAGGATTGCTGTTTGGTTGGATCCAATGCCTTTGGCACTGCCTGAAATGCCGCTTTCCGCGCTTAATTGGTGTGCCTGATCCATCATTGACGAAACAACGTTCTAATCAAACTGTGTTTTCATCTATGAAAAAGCCCCACCAAATTCCCTTGCTGACTTTGCACATTCTTCCAATCCTTTTGACAAAGCACCGATTGAAATTGCAGCAGCACCAATGGGAAATGCCATTTTGCCAATTCCGCCTAAAATTCCTTCGACAGTGGACAAGCCGCCTGAAAGACTCCCAAGGCCGCCCATTCCTGACTTGAATTGACCAAATGCTTCCTTTAGTTTTCCAAGATTGGACAAACCTTCCTTTGTGTCAACATCAACCTTGGTGTCTATCTTCTCACCTTTTAATTTCCTTAATTCATATTTGAGCTTTTTTAATTCCTATTTGGTTTCATCTATCTAATTCTTGAACTATGTGTTTTCAAGCATAATTCTTGTTGTAAAGTCAGTTGCCATCAGTTGGTTTTTTTATTTAGATTATCTTCAATTTCCTTGGCCCTTCTCCTAAGTTCCTCCATTTGTTCCTTGCTTGCAGTTTCCTTTTCATCAGTGTCTTCTTCTTCCCAATAGAACGGCATAAGGTCATTTGGAGTTTCTATCTTGCTCCCAAGCATCTTGCTTACAACAAATGATGTCAGCCTGTTTGCCTCCCATACATCCTTATAAGCATAATGTTGGTAATCCAAAACTGCCTTTACTTCATACCATTCCATTTCATCCAATATGTACTTTGGAGGGTATTTCAACCTTAGTGCCAATATGGCATATATCTCACTTACAGTCAGTCTTTTTTTTTGCCATTGTCTTTCTCGCCAACCTTGTCAAACATCTGTTGTTTTGTTGCCACGTCTGCTGTAATTTGGGAAAGATTGTTCAATATGTCAGGATTTTCATCCAATGCCTTTAAAAAGTCTTGCCAAGTCAATGTGCAATCAGGATTGCAGGCAAGAATCATCGAATAAAGGAATATGTAATTGTCAGTGACAGTTTTCACTTGAAAAGGTTTGTCCGTCAATTGTTCAAACACAAACAAGGCCCTTATGGTGTATTTCAGCACATAGTCAACTCCATTGATTCTAATAACGTTTTTGTTTTCCATTGTATAAAATATTAATCTAAAAAACCTTTGTACCCTTGTAATAAATTATTCAGGCACAAAGGTTTCAAATTATTTTAATTAAAAACTGCCAACATTAATGTCCTACCGCTGTCTTGGTAAGGGGCCCAACGCCTGTGAACTTGACGCTGAATGTTGCATATTCGCCATTTGGCGCGTTCAATTCCAAAGAAGAAATACAGGCACTTCCACTATATTTTGGACTTGTTCCTGCTGTCCATCCTGTGGCTGCCACGTCATCAGCCGTTTCAGCCTTAACCGCAAAAACCATATCCACAGGTTTCATAGAAACCATTGCATCGAAAAGAGCGTCATAAGTCATACCTGCATTGCCTGTGGCACTGAAAAGGTTTTCCGATGAACCCTCCCAAGATAGTGAACTTAGTTCAGATGATGCCCATTTTCCACCACCTTCGTCCTTGTTGCTAGTGTCCTGACTCTCGCCGCTTATCGAAAGAGTGTGGCTTGTTGCCAACGCTATTGACTTTCCGCCAATAAACATCATAAGGTCCCCGCCTTTTATCTTCTTATTTGCATTACTTGCCATTTTTGTTTAATTTTTTTATTTATTAATTTAATTGAATCTTAAAATACAGTTGTTGTATGAATGTGTCGTCCATCACCTTTTCATCCCCGTCCACCAATTGAATGTCATCTATGTCAATTGTTCCGAATTTTCCATTTTTTCCTTCAATTGACGCTCTCACATAGTTGGCTATTTCAATTCCTTCGGGGTATCTTTCAGTTGCTATTTGAACATTCACATATATTTGTTCCCCTGTATTGTCTTTGGTTGATTCAGGCACCATTTGGTATCTGCTATAAACAATGAAAGGAAACGTTGTCGTTGAGTCTGCTATCAGTGGGTATATCTTCTTTCCCACTTTCTTTACAATATCACTGTTTGCAACCAATAAAGCATTTATGGCTTTGCCAATGTTTAAACTGTCTGACATCATTTGTTGTGCTTTTGTTTTATTTTATTGATGGTTTGCCTTAGTATTTTGTTCATACTGTCAAATACTTCTTTTTCCTTTGCCGTCCTTGCCTTTGCAAAGAAATGTGTTGGTTTTATTCTTCCTCTTTTGTATGTTTTACTTTTTATAGGGTCTTTTTTTATTTTTTCAGCATCCCATTTCTTATTGTTGGCTTTTGCCTCTTTTTTTCCGATGTATCTTTCTTTGGTGCCCTTTTCAAAAAACTTCAGCCTAAAATCACCCATAATGTGGACAATTGATGTCAGCACACCGTTTTCCTTTGTTGTCTTATTTATTACTCCACTTTGCAAGGATTTGCCATATTTAGGATTTTTAACATAGCTGTTCCTAACCGATTGTGAAAGATTTTTCTTAGTTTCTTTTTTAAGGATGTTGCCCGCTTTTCTAAGCGCACTTCTTCTTGCCTTCTCCATTTCCTTGCCGTCAAGATCATTGAACAAATCAACCAATTTCTTGTCATACAACTATGCGTCAATTTCCATCATTCATTTATTTTTTCCGCTACAATTTTCAATAATTGCTTTTGTTTGTCAGGCTCTATTGACAATATCCTCCATTTATGGCCATCCCATACAATCCTATCCGTTTCCTTTATTTGATGGTAAATTCTTGTTGTGAAGATTCTATCATAATTGAATACTATTTCACCGTTTTCATTTGCCCTGCCACCGTTCTGATATTGCACGTCAGCCCTTGTTCTAATTATAACCTGCCAATCCAAATCGTTAGCACCAAAACCATCCTGTTTGATTTCAGCCCTTTCAATTTCCATTACTTCTGTCAACCTGCCTGCATTCATTTCACTTCAAAATTTCTGTTCAGATTAATTAAATACTTGAAAGTGTAAGGCACTTCACTGATTGTGCCATAAGTTGTTGCCTCCCTGTTGGTATAAAGGTTGCCAATTAGAAGCAAAATGGATTGTTTGACAGATGGTGGCAGTGAACCACCATCTGACATTTTGCTTAGAACAATGCCAACATTCTTTTCAACTGCATCTTCTGCAACCTGAACAAGCGAGCTGATATAAACATCATCATCCTTGAAGGATTCATCAATGTTCAAATGTTTCTTTGCTTCTTCTAATGTTATATACATTGTTCAAAAAACTTACCTGTAATTATTCAAATCACTTAATCACCTTCTTGGCAAAGGCAGCAGTCCTGCGTGGCTTTGCGTCAAAGTAGGCATTGATAACAAGCCTTATCTTTCCGTTTGCAGCTTGGGTGTATGGATCAACTGTCAAATCGATGCCGCCCCATTGACCAATAACATAATCTGCAAAATTGCCGAGAACCATACCATTGGAAGTGCAAGAAGAAGTGCAATAAACCTTGATGCCATCAATCTCATCATCATCCATAAGATAGCCTTGCACACCCGTGTTCTTTAATGTGGTCTTCAAAACAGACTTTGTATTGGGTGCAACAACAAAAGAAAGATTACCCGTTACATTTGCAGTTTCAAGTGATTCTTCCATATCAACAATACCCTTGTAGTTAATTGGGGCAGAATCCGCTGAAACGCCGTTGAAAAGTCCTTCAGGTTTCTTAGCACTACCTGTTTCAGAACCAAGGATTGTGGCTTCCAATTTATTGGAGATTGCCCTAACAATGTCGTTCTTCAACATTTCCTCCGCTGATACTGAATCTTGAATAAGGAACTGTTTTGAAATGTCAAGATAAGCTGTCAGTCTCTTTGGCTCCAAATTAACCTCACCAAAAGTACCTACACCATCAGCGGCTGCATCAACTTCACCTGCCCATCCAACGTTTGAACCACTGTAAACAGGAATTGAGACATTCCCAACAAGACCACTCATATAGGTAGCACCTGCTTGTGCCATCACCAAATTGGCCCTAAGTGGCTCCAATACATTAAGTTTGTCTTCAGACACAATTTCTTGGCCTTTTGTTGCAGCACCTGCCAAAATTTCGCCTCTTTCCTCAACGGGCAATACAATTTGGCCGCTGTAAGATTGGCCCGCCTTTCTCATTTCGGCAATACCTGCTTCTATCACTTCCTTGCTTCTTTCGTCAAGATTTCTATTGTTGGCAACATCATTAATTGTCTTCAATAAAGAAAATTTTTCCATATTTCTTTCTTGTTTGATATTTTTGTAATTTTTATTTTTTAAAGCCTCTTGAAGATTTCTGATTTCTTCCTCACAGTCTGCAATCTCCTGACAGATTTGTGTGTACTCATTCTCTTCTTCTTTCGTCAACTTCCTATCCTCTTTTCTTCCATTTTGGAGAATGGCATTTGCCCTTATGGCAAGTTGTTCCCTTTTGTCGGTTAGTTCCAAAGTATCAGCCATTTAATTTATCTTTTAGTTCCTGATAATAAATATCAAGTAATTTTGATTTATTCAATTCTTTCTCCTTTAATTCTTCCAAGCCCCTTGTGTTTACACTCGTTGCACTGTAAGCAGGATGATAAACGGGCGACACATCATAGATTTCCTTGAATTTTAAGATTCTTCTAAGATATGTGCCGTCATTCCTTTTCTCCCACTTGTCTTCACCTATTGCAAAGGCAAAACTTGAACTGTCAATGTCGCCCCTTTTAAGCCCTTCCAAAAGTTCGTCACCCAACGCGGTGTTCGGTGCGTCAAAAGAGTATTTCAACCCCTTTTCGTCAACATACAAGGCAAGGCTGCCTTGTTTTTTCCTCCATCTTGCCAACACTCCCCTTTCCTCATTGTGGTTCAAAAGGCAAAGCACGTCTGATTTTTCAAGCACGCCATCCAAGGCGTTTTTGTCAATGGTTTCAACAAATCCACCAAGATCATTTGATTCCGAATCAAAAACCAAGGCATAACCCTCGACGCTTCTTTCAGTTGTCGGTGCTATCATTGGTTCAAAATTGTTGTTTCTTATCTCTTTCATATTAAGTTGTTTGGTTGCTATCCTTTTCTTCTTCCGTTGTTTTATTTACTGCATTGTCCAATGTCTGCACGTTCACTTGAACAAAAGTCCTGTCACCGTCTTCAATCATCGGCAAATCCAATTCCCGTCTTATCTCGTTCGGCGATATTGCACCTATCTGAAAAAGTGTGTTGTAATAGTTGGCCAAAGATTGCTTATCAGCCCTTAGAAGGGCACTTGTGTCAAATCTCACATCAATGCTGTCCTTCTCGCTTGGTTTGAACAATTTTCTTTCAAACTCTTCCTCAAACTTTTCAAGCAATGGCTGTAATGTGTCTGTGAGGAATGCAAGCTGCATTTGTTCAATGGTGTTGTAACTACTTTTTGATAAATCAAATGCTTTCACGGGTGAAACACCAAAGAACCTGCAAATGTCAATCACGTTGTATTGTCTTGATTCCAACAACTGTGCATCCGCAGGATTTACTGTAACTGATTGGAAATCAAGATCGGCATCAAGAATGGCCACGCCATTGGGTTCACCGTTTTGCCCGAATGCTTGATTCCAACTTTCTTTCAGATGCCTTTTCTTGTCAGGTGACAAAGAAGTATTTGCCTTCAGTATTCCTGCCAGATTTGCACCTCCTTTAAAAAAGGATTGCGCATTTGTTTCTGAATCAAGTGCAAGCCCCAATGTATTTTTTGCATATCTCAATGTACTGATTCCTTCAATACCGTCAACCGTGTAATTCAGTATATGAACCATATTGCAGGCTTCAACGGTTTCATTGAAACCGACAACAGTGTAACTTACCTGCCCACCCAATTTTGTTGGCTTGTTGATTGTCACCAAAGCACTTGGAATGTAGTGGAGTGCCACACAATTGCCTTTGTTATCCCTTTCGATGTAGGCAAAGGCATTTCCGCTTAAAAGCATTTGGGACATCATCAAATGGATGAATGTGAACCTGCTCATATTCTTGTTGGGTTCTTTGTTCAAGACCCTGTAAGTTGAATGTTTTGTGAACTTCATCTTGTAACCGTTGGAATCAACCTTGTATGGTTCCAAAGGGAGCTGTGCGGCACTGTCAGCAATGACATTCACACACCTGTAAACGGCGGAAAGCAACATTGCCTTGCTGTCACTGTAAGCGGTTGAGACGTTGTAAGACAGGTAATCGCCAAACGCGCTTCTCTCTTCAATCGGTTCCTTCATTTTCTTATTTTTGTTCCAAAAAAAATTCATAAAAAAAATAATTGTATTTATATTATAAATATTTCCGAATTGTCAAAAGGATTGTTCAGGTAGCCACCCAAGGACATTATCATTGCAATGACACCATCAATCTTTTTCATCTGCAACCGTTTGACGGGCTTGACGTTGCCGTTCCAATCTTCTTTCAGTTCAACGTTTCTAAAGCACCATCTTGTGATTTCATTGTTGTCAATCACAACCTTTCCACTCAACAGCAGCCTTTCCAATTCTTTTGTAGGTTGGTTGAAGTTTCCGATTGTCTGACTGTATTCCTGCAACGGCAGACCTTGTTCAACCGCAGCAATGGCCCACTGCGTGGCGTTCCACTTGTCATAATTTACACATTGAATCTGTATGGTTTCAAAGACCTTCAGCATATCCTTGGTAATATAGTCATAGTCAGTCACATTTCCTGCCGTTATTGTCAAATCGCCACTGCGTTTCCACTTTTTGTAAAGTTCAGAATTTACATTGTTCTAAAGGCAACTTTCAGGCAAATAGTATTTGACCTTGAAATGATATTTGTCATTGTTCTTCACCAAATAACTCACAGCTGTAAGGTCGCTTGTCGCTGACAGGTCAACGCCAACATAGCAAATATTATCCTTGAACTTGGTTATATCGACATTTGAAGTACTGTTAAGTATTGTTGTGTTCGACAGCCATACATCAGCGGAATCACACCACATATTCAACGTTTTGGTCTTAACGCCCACCTCTTCACTTGGGTTGTTTTTTGCTGACTGTACTTGCTCACTGATAAATTTTCTTGAAACTGTCACATCAAGATTTGGAGTGCATTTAAACCAATTATTTTCATCTGTCCAATCGTCCTTGTCATCCATACTGTATATTGCAACAAAAAGACTGTCATCTGTTTTTGCATTCTCCAATATTTCAATTGATGTACTTCTTAATTGATAACAGGGTTTTGACTTGTCAAAACCTGCTGTTGTAATAGTACATAGGTGAGGGTTTTCTCGCATACCCATCGATGACTTGATTACATCCCTTACCTTGCTGTTGGCGGCACTGTGATACTCGTCCACCAAACCAAAGCTCGCGTTGAAACCGTCAAGTTTGGATGCGTCAGCTGCAAATACCTTTAACTTTGATTTTGTTGGTAGAAAATCAATTCCCTTTAGTTTGCTTGTAAGGTATTTTTGTTTTGAATCTATCTGTTTGGCAAATTGAAAGCAAAATTCAAATGCGATTGTGGCTTGTTCTCGCGAATTTGCCGCCAAGTCAACTTCTCCGCCATCCTCACCGTCTGCAATCAGGTAATAAAGGCACAATGCCGCGGCCAATGCAGTCTTGCCGTTTTTCCTGCTAACTTCAATGTATGAATTGGCAAACCTTCTTGTGTTGGTTTCCTTCCAATACCATCCTACAATGTTGGCCACTATGAACTGTTGCCAATCTTGAAGTTCAAAATGTCTGCCACTATACCTTCCTTTAAAATGCTTGAAGATTCCAATGAACCTTATCGCCCTGTCAACAACGTCTTCATTGAAATATATGTCCTTTCGCTAAAGGTCTTTCTTGAACCTTTCACAGGCCAATTTAATGTATCTGCCTGTTGTTGTCTTGTTGCTCAACACGTCATCAACATATTGGTAATAACCTTTCATTATCTCAATTCCTTGCTTTCCTTGACAAATGTCTCCAATGGTGACAATTCATCTTCTGAATCAAGCATATTCATTTTCTGTCTGTCTCTTGGTGTCAAACCAAACTTTTCCATCAGTTTGATGCACTGAACTTCAGCATCATTGGCTATTTTAATGGCAGGGTTTGGAATGTCATTCCCCCTGCTGCCCTTGCTTGTCAGTCCTTTTTCGCTTATTGCCTTGTTTGCGTCAAGAAACAAGCTGTAATTGACGGCAAGCATATTTAGTGCCGCATCATCTATTTTGTCAAGTTGGTTGTTTTCTTTCAAATGGTCATACACCCTTTTGATAAATTCCCTTGATTCATCGTTTATTTTTGTGATTAGTTTCAATTTCATTGTTTTTTCCTTTCAACCGATAGTTTATTTAACTCATCTTGGTAATCAATGTACAATTGGCTGTCTTCCAAATTCCAAATACTTGCCAAATGTGCTATCCCCTAAGCATTGACCAAGGTTTCAGCCATCATTCGGATCAGGGCCTCTTCCCTTAGTGAATTTTCTTTAATGAACTCTTCCATAATTTTACTTTCTGTTAAGTTACCCCATTAGGATTCAAACCCAAACTTGGAAGTTTAGAATTTCCCGTGCTAATCAGTTACACCATAGGGCATTATTTAACTATAAATAGGTTTTACAAAAGAAAAAATTACTTTTTTGGAGGATTTTTCTTTAAAAAGTCTTCCAAATCAAACCCATTCGTTCTTTTGTTGCCCTTGTGCAATTCAGCGTGGTGCTTTCTACAAATACTCATCAGGTTGGATTCGTCAAATGCTTTTTCAAACTTGGCATCTCCCTAATAGTTGGTGAAACTGTCCTTGTGGTGGACATCTTCAGCCCCCTTGACAATTCCCAAAGCAAGACAAATTTCACACAAGGGATGTTTCATTATGTAGTTGTTCCTTAACTTTTTCCAAGTCTTGGACTGATAAATTTCATCCCTGTTGATTTTCTGTTGTGGCTTGGGATGCTTCTACTTTTCTGCTTTTTTCAAAAATGGCATAATTCTCAAATGTTTTTCTCTCTAAAATGTTATCTGTGGGGATTTGTTTCCACCCTCGCCTTGGGATTGCCCATCCAATCGGTTTAAAGGCCTTGAATCGCTTGGAAATGCCCTTAGATTGTATTTTACACTGCAACGCGGTATGCCGAGTTTAGGATTTTTACCACAACCTTCTCCTTCGCGTCATTGATTGCCAAAAAAGCAATCCGAAGTTCCACGTCATCAATCTCTCCATTTTTGAACAATTTTCGGTAGTGGTCTTTCATCTCTTTTTCCCTGTCATACAAATCCGACATACACTTGGAGTGATTCAACACACAACACTCTTTGATGACAGTGTGGCCAAATTTGTAGTATCTTGCATTCGGGCCGTTTTCATCTTCGGTTGAAGTGTTGTTTGTTTCCTTGTCTTTGTCAAGACTTTGTTCAGAAATTGCGTTTAAGGGCATTTCCTTTGCCTCCAAGGCGTTTTCTCTGTCCGTGTGGGCAACTGTTAGGGTGACTTCATTTGAAGGGTTTAAATCAAAAATTTCATTGGTTGAAGAATTATTTTCATTTTGGTTTGTTCCTTCCACTTGGAATGTGGTTCTTTCTTCAGTTGGATTGTTGTCAGTCTTTTCACTTGAAGGGTTTTCTTGCATTGAAGTGTTTTGTTCTTCTGTGCTTTTGTCCTCTTTACCGAAAATCGAATCCAAGGCCAATTCCGTTTCCAAGTCAAATTCATCCGTTGGGTTCTCTTCTTCTGTATGGACACTCGCCAAGGTTGGATTGTTTGTTTGTTCTTCCATTGAAGTTTTGGAAAAAGGAATGCCATTTGCTTCTGTTGAAGGTTTTTCCTCGGTTGAAGTGTTGTTTTCAGTTGAAGGATTGTTTTGCTTGAGCGATTCAATTTCGCATTGAAGGGATTTCACACACTTTGCGGCATTGTCAAGCCTTCTGTTCAACCTTGCATTCTCTTGTTTCAGTTCCTCAATCTGCTGTTTGAAGTTTTCTTGCATTGAAGTGATCGTTTCCATCAGTGTGGAAATTTCAACGGAAGGGTTTTCTTTTTCAGGTAAGTTACTCATAGTAAAAGATCCTTTTTCTTTTAAAATAATTATTAATAAATTTAATATAATATCAATTTTTTCTATTATTTTATTTATATTATTATTTTTATCTTTTTCTTTATCTTCTTCTAATTCTTTATCTTCTTCTATATCTTTATCTTGGCTAAAGTTTTTACTAAAATCTTTAGTGTATTTCTTTAGTGTATCGTTTAACTCGTTGATTTCCAAATTATTAGAAAGGCTAAAGTTTTGATAGGCTAAAGTTTTTGTTTTACTAAAATCTTTAGTGTATTTCTTTAGTGTATCGTTTAGTATATTGTACTTTGATGGATGATGTTTCTTGCCGCTTAACCTTACTATCAACCCTTTTTCAATCAGTTTGTTTGCATTACCAATAATTGTAGGTTCTGACAATTTCAAGACATTCATCAAATACTTGTTTTCAACATAGAAGAATCCATTTTCATCTTTCTTGTCAATGCCATTTATGTACATCAACGTTGCAAGAAGGTTCTTTTGATTTTTGGGCAAATCAATCCCCATTGGCAAAATGTCATTCACCAATTCTTCAGTCATTTCAGTTAATCCAAATCTGTTTTCCATTTTAAGTATGTTTAAATTATATTATTTTTAATGTTTTGGAAAAAAGTTGGGAGTATATAAAACATACTCTCAAACTATACTCCCAACAAAAGGTTAAATTAAAATGTATCTAACCAAAAGACATAGCTTGCAATCAACGCCTTTCATATAATAAATATATTTTATTTTCAAAAAAACAAGATATTTGAAAAAATATTTTATAAAAAATATAACAAGAGTAGGAATTGAAAAACCAATTCAACAACCCTTGTTATATAAAACAAATAACAATAAAATAAATTTAATAATTTGTATTAATAAATTATATCAAATATAAATATAACCTCAAAACAAAAAAAGTTGGTAATGTTTCTATCACCAACTTTTTTATTATTAACTTAATATCATCATCAATGTTTCCATTATCTTTTGATAATCTTCAACATTTTCATCATTCTTTGCAATCAACTGTTTAAGAATCACAATGGATTCTACAATTGATTTTCTAATGACTGCTTCTTTGAAATCTTCTTTCATAATTAAAAAAATTAATAATATTTTTGATAATTCAATTATATAGAAATTGAATTGGAATTCAAAATTATCTGTGTTAAAAAGTTAAAAATATTTTTTGAAAAAACAGCTTTTCTTCAACCGCACAAATATTTATATATATAAAGCAAAAACAAAAATGAAAAACTTTGAAACTATAAAAAAACTAATAAAAAAAATACATTACCCAACGGGCGGAACGACCGTGGATTACCAATCAATAGAAATTGGCAAAAAAACTAATCAACACAAAACAAATGATTAAAATGAAAATAAACAAAATCAAACGGTATATCAATGTATTCACTGATAAATTCAGGATTAATTATGTTTCACTATACCTATTCACATTTTCAATCCTCAAATTAACGGGTATCATCAAATGTAGTTGGCTGTTTTTATTGTTGGCACTTTTATTTTAAAAATAATATAATTAAATTCTACAAATGAAATGGACGAATATGAATTGGCAGAATTAAAGGGAAGGGAAATAGTCGAAGAGCTGTTGGTTCAAACAGGAATAACGCTTATCAACTACACAACAGAGCGAAGAGCCAAAAATGATGGATTTTTCATTAACAAAAATAGAGAGTTGATTGGTTTTGAAGTTAAAAACAGGAGTGCGGAGATAAACAAATATTATAATACCTTTTATCTTGAAAAAACAAAATATGACTATATGGACCTTTTAAACAAAGGAATAACCCAAGACAATATTTATATAAATATTTTTGATGACGTGGTATATATTTTTAGCTTTAATGTCATCAAGAAAAAAATTGAAAAAGGTGAGTTAAGTATTGTGAACGTTCTATTACCAAGGGGAAACGTGGAACATAGAGAAGAATATAAATATAAAGAGTGTTATGCACTGCCAAAGGAATGGGGACATAAGTATTTAAAGAAAGACAAATGGATTAAAATCAATTGAATCAAATAAGAGCAACCTTAAAGATTGCTCTTATTTTTTTATGTTATTTTTCCTTTTGACTAATTTCTTCAATTATCTTTTGAAGCATTTTTGCCCTTTCCGCCAATGGCAAGTTCTTGTGGTTATAAATTTCTTTGACTGTTTTCACATTCACACCCAATTCCATTAGTTTGCCGTGTTCTTTAATCAAAATTTCCCATATTTGATATTCATTCATATCCTCAATTTCAACGCCACTGATACCCATCATCAACAAGACCTTTTTCAATTCATCCTCTTCATTGTATTGCGATGTTGGTTCTTGCACATTGTTTATCCTCACTTCTGCCTTCTTCAACACATTGATTTCGTCTTTCTCTGTTGGATGACCATAGTTTTTTAAGACAGTCTGTGCACTGTCACCAATCATTTTGCCCACTTCTTCAGCACTAAAGCCTACCCTTAACATTTTGGTGACAAATGTATGCCTTGCAAAGTGGGTCGAAATAACATCGCATAATTTGTCAACACAAACAGTTTGATAAGGACCTTCATAAGTGATCGTCCTATCCAAATGCGCCATTTTAGCAATTTCTTTCAATCTCCTATTAAATAAGGCTTTAAAACTTTCTTCATTCTTATATTTGATGAATTGTTCATTCAATTCTTCTATCAGATGTGTTATTTCATCATTCAAACCGATATAAGCATTTGTTCCACACTTTTGGGTTTTCAAGATGATGACATCATCTTGTACTTTGTACTCACCTTTTAAAAGGTGAAGCAAATCACTACATCTTTGTCCCGTCAAAAGTTGCAGGACAAATGCCTTTCTCCATTTGTCCAACCTTGTTGGCAATACAATTTCTTTCAGAATTTTTATCTCATCATCCAATATTTCTCCCCTTAGCTTATCTTCCTTCTTCCTCTTATCCTTCAAATTTTTGAAAACAATGGGTCTTATACCATACTTGTTGTTGATGGCAATGTGGTCATTAATAAGCATACTAATAAATTTAACCTTTTTACTAACAGTAACATTACTTCCACCATTTTTTAAAAGAAAATTTACATAATCATTCAGTGCCTCTTGACTAAACGCCTTGCAACTGTCTCTTTTGTAAACATCCGTCACCCAATTCATCCACATCTTGCACCAAATTCCATAATTTGTCAAGGTACTTTTCGCAAAGGTATTTCTAATTAAATACTCGTCAAAAGCCTTCTTCATCATATTGGTGGCCTTTGGTGTCCGTTTTGAGTTTAAAAATTGCTTGGTTACTGTCATTGTAGTTTTAATTTCTGTCATATCTTTATTAATTTTAAATTTATTAAATTTTACAGAGCAATTATACAGGGACTTTTTTAAAACTTCAAACTTCATAGCGTTAATAATTCTTAAAGTTTGAATTGCCTCTTTATTAATTTCATTTGAAAATACTTTACTAATTATAGGTTCTTGTTTCTTGTTATCCCACTGATTTGACAGTATCTTGCATCCCGTTGGAATCTTGGTTTGCTTGCCATTGGCATAAATCACCATATAAATTTGGGTCGGTCTGTTGCTTTTTGGATCCCTTAAATTGAAGTTCACACTAACATCCCTTAACATTGCTTGACTGTCTGATTTGTCCATAATTTTTCACCTTTAAAGTGGTTCTTAAAAGTGGTGATTATTTCACATATTTCTTTACAGACAATTTTGCTAACTAATTGAATATCAGAATGTTTTAATATTTATACAACTTCCATATCAGAATGTAATTCAAGAAATTGTTAATGACACAAGGGTTGCAATAGAATCATCATTCACCCACGATTGCAAAGTTAAACGATTTCCCGCACATTCATTTCATTTTAGGATATATTTTTATAAACCAGAGAGGAACAACAAGGATGAATATGCTGCATCTTTGTTACATCCTGATACTTAACGCCTTGCAGATGAACCCGCAATCGCGCTGCAATAACGCCGTAAACGCAACGCGATAACGGCGTAATCGCCGGGCGTTTGCGGCGTAATCATCGGGCGACGAGGCGTTTTTCGCGACACGATGACGGCGTGGCGGCACGCATTTTTCCGGCTTTCGCTTTGTGCTTTCTCCTTTTTCATGTAACTTTGCATACATCTTTTATAATACCGCGACCAAACGAATAATCAACCGACAATATGGAATACAATTTCAGAGAAATTGAAAAGAAATGGCAAAAGCGATGGGTAGACCAGAAGACCTACAAGGTGACGGAAGACCCGGAACGGCCCAAGTTCTATGTGCTCAATATGTTTCCCTACCCCTCCGGCGCCGGCCTGCATGTGGGCCACCCGCTCGGATACATCGCAAGCGACATCTATGCACGCTACAAACGCCAGCAGGGATTCAATGTGCTCAACCCCATGGGCTACGATGCCTACGGCTTGCCGGCCGAGCAATACGCCATCAAGACGGGACAGCACCCGGCCATTACCACCGAGCAGAACATCAACCACTACCGCGAGCAGCTGGACAAGATAGGCTTCTCTTTCGACTGGAACCGCGAGGTGCGCACCTGCGACCCGGCCTATTATCACTGGACACAGTGGGCCTTTGAGTGCATGTTCGATTCCTATTTCGACACTGAACTGAACAAGGCACAGCCCATAGACGAGCTCGTCAGACACTTTGAGGAACACGGAACAGCGGGTGTGCATGCCGCCCAGAGCGACGAATCCGTGAACTTCACGGCCGAAGAGTGGCTGGCAATGGACGAGGCAGAGCAGAGCCGCACGCTGATGAACTACCGCATTGCCTACAAGGGCGAGACGATGGTAAACTGGTGTGCCGGGCTGGGCACCGTCCTGGCCAACGACGAAGTGGTGGAGGGCGTGAGCGTGCGCGGCGGTTTTCCCGTGGTGCAGAAGAAGATGAGCCAGTGGTGTCTGCGCGTGTCGGCCTACGCCCAACGGCTGCTCGACGGTCTGGACACCGTGCAGTGGAGCGACTCCATCACCGAGACGCAGAAGAATTGGATAGGCCGTTCGGAGGGTGCGGAGGTGGAATTCAAAATTCAAAATTCAAAATTCAAAATTACAATCTTCACTACTCGCGCCGACACTATGTTTGGAGTGACGTTCATGGTACTGGCTCCCGAGAGCGAATATGTGGCTCAAGTGACCACCCCCGGCCAGCAGACCGAGGTGAACGAGTATCTGGACTACGTGAAGAAGCGCACCGAACTGGACCGCATGTCCGACCGAAAGGTGACCGGAGTGTTCTCCGGTTCGTATGCCATCAACCCGTTGACGGGCGAGCCCATCCCCATCTGGATCTCAGAATATGTGCTTGCCGGCTACGGAACAGGGGCCATCATGGCCGTGCCTGCCCACGACAGCCGCGACCATGCCTTTGCCAAACACTTCGGCTTGCCCATCATTCCACTCATCGAGGAGGCCGACGTGGAGGAGGAAAGTTTCGATGCCAAGGAAGGTATTGTGGTCAATTCGCCCGCCGAGGGCAAGCAGAGCCTCGACGGATTCTCGCTGAACGGGCTCACCGTGAAAGAGGCCATTGAGGCCACCAAGCGGTTTGTCACGGAGAAAGGAATCGGTCGTGTGAAGGTGAACTTCCGCATCCGCGACGCCATTTTCTCGCGTCAACGCTACTGGGGCGAGCCGTTCCCCGTGTACTATGACAACGGCATTCCCCGCATGATTCCCGAAGATTGCCTGCCCGTCGAGCTGCCCGAAATCAAGGAGTACAAGCCCACCGAGACCGGAGAGCCACCTTTGGGACGGGCCGAGAAGTGGGCCTGGGACACCGTGGCCCGTAAAGTCGTGGAGAATGCACGCATTGATCAGACCACCGTGTTCCCCATAGACCTCTATACTATGCCGGGCTTTGCAGGGTCGAGCGCCTATTACCTGCGCTACATGGACCCGCACGATGACCAGGCGTTGCTGTGCCAGTCGGCCGGCGAATACTGGCGCAACGTGGATCTTTATGTGGGTGGAACGGAGCACGCCACAGGCCACCTCATCTACAGTCGGTTCTGGAATAAGTTCCTGTTCGACCAAGGCGTGAGCTGCGAAGAAGAGCCTTTTCAGAAGCTCATTAACCAGGGAATGATCCAGGGGCGCAGCAATTTCGTGTACCGTGTGAACGAGTTGAGCACCAGCGACAAGCCGGTGTTCGTGAGCCATAACCTGCGTGAAGACTACAAGGATGTGACGCCCATCCACGTGTGGGTGGGCTTGGTGAAGAACGATGTACTCAATGTTGACGAGTTCAGGAAGTGGAGCCCGGAATACGAGCACGCCGAGTTCATCCTCGAAGACGGTAAGTATGTCTGCGGCTGGGCCATTGAAAAGATGTCGAAATCGATGTACAACGTGGTGAATCCGGACGACATCGTGCACGACTATGGCGCCGATACGCTGCGCCTGTACGAGATGTTCCTCGGCCCGGTAGAGGCTTCCAAGCCTTGGGACACCAACGGAATCGATGGCTGTTTCCGCTTCCTCAAGAAGTTTTGGAGCCTATTTTGGGACAACCGCAGCGGACAATTCCTCGTGGACGACGCGGATCCCGGCAGGGAAAGCCTGAAGAGTCTCCACAAGCTCATCAAGAAAGTGACGGCCGACATCGAGGCTTTCTCCTACAATACAAGCATTTCAGCTTTCATGATTTGCGTGAACGAGTTGGGCCAGCAGAAGTGCCACAGCCGCGAAATCCTGCAAACTCTCGTGACGCTCATCGCGCCCTTCACCCCCCACATCGCCGAGGAACTGTGGCAGCAGCTGGGTCAGGAGGGCACCGTTTGCGACGCGCGGTGGCCCGAGTGCGACGAGAGCTATCTGGTGGAAAGCGAAATTCAGATGACCGTGAGCTTCAACGGCAAGGCCCGCTACCAGAAGATGTTCCCCGCTTCGGCCGCCAATGCCGACATTGAACAGGCCACGCTGGCCGACGAGCGCAGCACCAAGTTCCTCGACGGACGGCAGATTGTCAAGGTCATCGTGGTACCGAAGAAGATCATCAACATCGTGGTGAAATAG